ACAACCAATAGAGGCTGTTCTGGTCAATAGTGCGGCGTTGCCGTATCTGCTTTATCTCGGCAAAGTACGGCTTATCCGTCGGCAGCTTCTCAAGGTACGACATCACCGCTTGTTTGTCTTCCTGTCTCCTTATCGTGAATTTCATACGGAAATAACCTTTCTAATAGATATATCAAATTTTTGTACCCCGATTTTAAAATCCTAACATCTTCTGGGGTCGCATTATTATCAGGTATTGAGTCTATTAATCTTATCAACTCTTTGGTATTTCTCTTCATTTCTATATTATATAATTCCTAATTCTTTATTCGTATCGGCAGCCCCGCATATTCCCAAGCTATCAGAGCAGCGTCTCTTGTCTCTTGATTGGTCTTGTCCGTTATAATGGCTAAGTGTTGCAGCTCCTCGTTCGTTATCTTGCCGTCCTTGCCTTTCCATATCTTGCGAAGCGGCGGCTGTTCTACTACCTCTATGCCGTAATGTCGGCACATCTCCACTATCTTGCGTCCTACCTCGTGGTTGCGTCCGGTATGGTTACCTATTGCAGCCGACCGTGCCGCACTGCCGCCTCTACCCACGTGCCAATGTGCCTTGTTGAGCCAACCAGCCTCTACGACTACCACGAAGTACCTGCCTTCTCTCGTAAGAAAGTCTCTTGTTTCTCGCAGATAATCAAGCAAATCGGCAAAGGTAAGACTCTCAAGCTCTATAATTCTGTTTTCTACCATCAGAAAGGCAACCCCCGACTTATCTACATCGGGGTCTATCCCTATCACTACATCATACTTCTTCATTTTTCTTTACTCCTTTTTTTGCGTCTCACGTTTTGCCTTTTTTGAGACGCAAAATGTCTTGTTAATAATCTGTGAGTTGCAACGCTTATTTTTCCGCAAGTCCTCGAAACGCAGCCCTTGGGCGTAGGAATGTAGGTTTATCGTCTGGCGTGTGGGATTCTTGCTATCATCAACACTATCTTTTGCCCACTGCAATATCAGCCCTTTCGGCAGGTCGTGGTCTATATCATACACTACATCAGCAATATGGAAAAAGTATGCATCGCCAAAACAAAGTTCCCCAATTAATTCATCATCAACAGAATATTGCATATCTACCTCGTGCTTATCTTCGAACATCTGAATGTACGCCGACAATACATCCCTTAACTCCCTATAAAGTTGTCTCTTTATATTCTCTTGTTTATTCATATTTTATA